TTACCGGTAACCGTGAGTACGTTTGACCCATACGTGTTTATGGTAAGGTTTGCTGTACCGGTAGGTCCTGCCCAAGCAGATGGACCAACACTGACGTTCGCATGTATACCTGTACCTTCCTCATGTGTAAATGCCATGGTCGAACCACCTTGTCCTCCCGAATCGTATATTTCACCTGTTGTTGTATCTATCGATAAAACATTTTTTGTAGATGTAGAACCACCTTGTACTTCTGGTGAAAGTATTATTGCATTAGTTACTTTCAAGTTACTCGTTCCGGATGCCCCCTCGAGAAGAATATCATTCGCGAATTTAAGTTTTTTCGTAGCCGCGATTGTAATATCACCCAAGGATGATAAACCCGTATCCGTGTTTTTAAATGTGACCGTTCGGGTAGTCGTATTACCCCCCTGTACGATAGTCTGTAAGTCTGAAGAAACATCCGCCCATACAACTGCTGTACCTGTACTTTTAAGAAACTTACCATTATCTACCCCTAATTTTGTTAATGTCGTTGCACCAGTGGCGTAGAGTAAATCACCCGCCGTGTACGACGCGATGTTTGTACCCCCATGATCAACATCGAGAACACCTGTAGTTATTTTTTCCGCATCGAGATCTGTAATAGCCGAACCATTACCCTTGAGTGTTGTCGCTTCTACCGTACCCGTCGTCGTGACGTTACCAGATAAAACGTTACCCCAAATATTTGCGGTAATATACGGGTGGTTAGATATACCACTCGCCAACGTTGGTACTATATCTGTATCATCTGGGTTACTGTGCGTGTATGCGATTGTATATTCCTTCTCATTACCTCTAAAACCATGAACAACATTTGAAGTACCCATGGTCATGATCATACCCAAATCAATGGTATCAGTCGAGTTATTGTTACCGACTTCGATTATTGGGTCAGTAACTATATAGTTTGTTGCGTTAAAATGATTTACTGTTCCTTGTGTTTCGAATTTACCTGTAATTAAAACATCGGCACCAATTGTCATTTTATTATCAGAACCAGAAGTATCGAATTGAATATCCGCGTGTGAACTTAATACCCCGGACCCGTTCGTAAACGGAATCTTGTTATTTCCTAACCCAGATGTTGTGATTGTACCGGTTAACGATGGATTAGCGAGTGAAGCGCCCGTTATTGTCGATGTCCATTCGGGTGCAGTTGCACCTGAATTCATTTGTAAAACTTTATTTGCGGTCCCTTTATCAAGTCCCGCTATTGTATCATCAGCACTTGCATAGAGTATATCACCGGCCGTGACTGAACTTAAATTTGTACCACCCTTGGTTACGGGTACGACGGGTAAAACAGATGTTGTGAGTGTACCCGATGATATATTAGATGCATTAATACCATTAATATCCGAACCACTCCCTTCAAACGTGGCGGCTTTTATTTTACCGGCGGTCGTTATTGTTGTACCAGTATCTGTTAAACTCATAGACCCATCGGATTCTGCGGTTGTATCTCCAAGAACGGAGTCAAGAGTTAAGGGAACCTCTGCCCATTCGGGTATATCACTACTCCCAAGTTTAAGAAATTTACCGGCATCTGCATTAGAACCCGCGGGGTTGAGTTGTCCGAGTGAATCACCCGACGTTTTACCGTAAAGTATTGTACCAGACGCATAACTAGACTGACCCGTACCACCACTGGATATGGCAATTGTTCCACTTGCAAATTGATTTGTTGGAATACCCGTTAACCCTGTACCCGGACCCGAAAATTTCGTAACCGCGGTTATAGTACTACCCGCTATTGTATTCGAACCCGCTATTTTACCATAGAGTGCGTCGGCCGATTCTCTTATAAAAACATTACCTCCAACATCAACGTTACTGGTTGTATAAATACTCGTAACTGGATTCGTAAACTGAACCGTATTTGAGGTTACGTTACCTTGATTTACTATATTTTCAACCGTAAGGTTTGAGAGGTAATACGAATCACCCCGATAGTTTTGCGCATTTACGTTACCGACGGTATCTAACGCATACACTGATTGTGTTGGTATATTTAATTGAACTTGACCTTCATTACCAATACTTATAGCATGATTAGGACTGGTGTTCGCTACACCTATTGATGACGAAGTGAGTGTACTTGTATGTATTGTACCAGAAACCTGAATTTTATTAGTTACACTTTCATCGATACTAACAGAAGACCCCGTTGTAAATTTAGTAGCTCGAGCTGTACCTTCAACACGAAGCGTGTTGGTATCACCCGTTGGTCCACACATGAAAACTTTATCCTTTACCGATAAGGCATGTATTGGCGCACTATTTGCAACACCAATATTGGAGCTTGTTATGAAAGATGTTATAGCATTACTAAACTGAACTGTATTTGAAGTTACATTACCTCTATCCGTCGCAGATTGAAAAGTAACACCACCTAAAAGGGATGTAGGAACACTCGAATCAACAATTTCCTTTGTGATCGAAGAGTAACCTATAAGGTTAGAACCTTCTAGATTTGCGACTCTTAACGGTGCCATATAAATCGAATTCGCATTCGTGACATCAATTGCAGTATCTGACGCATTAAAAACAATTGTATTTTCAGCCTGATTCTCAGAAACGTGTTTACCAAACCGGATTTTGGTAGACCGTTCAATGGTAGGTATGTTTTTAACCATATTAATATAAGTATGTATTTTAATTTGCATAGATGAGACCGGCTAAACCATTTTCAATTCTGAGAATGTTATAGTTAACTGCATATATAGGATCGGATATATTTCGGGCTTGGCTATGTATCTTTGCTGAATCTAAACGACTAAAATTAAGTGTTCCTGTAGGCTGGAGAGAACTTGTCGATAAACAAAAAGAATATAAAAAGAAATCAGGTGACGTTACGAATTGTGTGTGGTAATAGTTTTGTACCTCCATAAAATGTGGTTTTCCCCATCTAAAATTACCGATATCGAGACCATTAATTTCAAATTTAATCTTATTATCGGCGGATGTCAATGCACCATTAACTGATGTATCCGAACACGCGAGGTATTTGACTGGATGATTAAACGTAAGTTCTTGTGTAAGTTCTTGTGATGGTATACTTTTTTGAACTTGTGTGATAAGAATATCATGATTTCGAGAAACAATATTACCACGTTCTTCGTTATCGAGGTAATAGTAATTCGAATAACACTCGAAATTATACGCCCCTGCTTGTGATCCCCAGTGAATGCGCAATTCAACTTCATGGTATTGTAAAGCAACTATTGGTAAAGCACACTGTGGACCTTCACAAAAGAAAAACCTTAACGGGTAAAAGTATGAACGTGCACTCACACCTGGGTGTGTACCGTTAGAACTCTTTGAAACATTAGATGCAAATGTATCTATGGCTATTTTTTCCGTAAAGACTGCATCTTGCGTATCCACGACTTGACCACCGATAAGTAATTCGACCTTATCTATGAGTTCGGTCCAATCTCCGTAATCGAGTGCTTTTGTGTTATCGTCTATAGTAAAATATGTGTATCCTAATAAATCACCTGAACGTGGGAATTTTATGGATGACATTGAATTGTTTTTCACAGCTCCCTGTATCGTTTGCTTTTCGATGGATTGTGAAAAATTAGAATGTCTTTTAAAAGTTGAGTTAAAGAATGATATCTCTGGATTACCCATTATATGTTCATCTTGAGCACCAATGGCAATGAGTTGAACAATACCGGACGACATTTATATTAATAAGAGGTTAAAATTATAGGTACGTAACGCCCTGAAATAATTAGTAGGGCAAGTTCTTTTTTTTGCAAACGAATTTAAAAACGAAAATGGCATCCCCACACGCAAGCGTATCACCCGCTTGGTCGTCTAAGTTAAAAGTTACTCTATCGAGTTTTCGAATTGGGTTATAATATTGTTGTATAATTGGGTATTCGTTTCTGAAGAAAACGGCTGTTTGTCCGGAGGAGGAACCATGCTTTTCATGTTCACATACAATTGTTCCAAAAATACCATTTAAGTGGTTATCGGGACCGTCGAGGTCTTTTTTACCCCGTTGTGTAAAATGATTTTTAAGTTCATCTATACCAATGTGTATACATCTAGTAGCATTATCGGTCGCGTTAATACTCGCAGTGAGTAGTTGTGCCTGGACAACATTTTCGAGTGGTGTTGGTAAAAAAAGTGTAAAATCTGTATCACTCGTTGGATCCAGATTATCAAGTATAACAGTGTGATGTTCGTATTCGAAATCGGGTAAAGTTGACTGACTGGTCACTAACGCCATTTATATATACTGGAGATTTTACTTCATCTTATAACTCGATTGTGCGACGACCAATTTTTGGGCACCACAAACACCGCCTCGACTATCGGAGTAATATTCACCGAGACACTCTTCCTTGGACTCGAGATTAAAGAGTGATTCTTCATTGGTCGTTTCGATATCGACTGGGCTGTAGTAACTGGTTCTCAAGAATTGAAGAACACAGATTATGGCGAATACAATCGCGATAGATTTTAGGGTACTTTTGTTTGTAGCGTTAAGTTTCATTTGTATTGAACATACATTTTTTTTATAAAGTGCGTTAAAGAAATTAGAATAGTTTCAATATAAAGATTAATGGACGGTGAGATTGTACTTAATCGTTCTAGTACACATGTTATGAAATTGGATGATAATGAACAGGCACTAATGAACGAGATTGAGATTGATATACCAAGACCTCAGCCTGTAAAAAAAGGAATGCCTAGACCTATGAAAACACAATTTACACCACCACAAACACAACTTTTTCAGGAAGACATCGATTCTTTTGCTAACCCCAATAAACAAAATCACCAATCTGCTCCTCCATTAGAGGAACCTCTTGATTACGGAGAATACGATGATGACGAACCTGATAATGGGTATGATTACGGAGGTGGTGGCGCTGGTGGTGGTATTTACACAGAAGAAGAAAAACCATCACCAGGGTACAAAACAATAGATGAAGAAAAAGCAGACCTTGTAAATAAGATCGGTCGTTTAGAAAAGAAAGGGTTTACCGTAAATAAACGTTTGAATGCATATTCACCTATAGATGAACTTAGAACAGAAGTGAAACGAATCACGTATAGCATAGACGTCGATAAATCCGTCAAATTCTCGAGACGAATGCTTATTGCATGTACTACAGGACTCGAGTTTATGAATAAGAAGTATAATCCATTCGAGATTCAACTCGATGGTTGGTCAGAAAACGTAATGGAAAATGTCGATGATTATGATGAAGTTTTCGAAGAGTTGTACGTTAAGTATAGATCTAAAATGGCCGTCGCTCCAGAAGTCAAACTCATAATGATGCTTGGTGGTTCGGCTATGATGTTTCACTTAACAAATAGTATGTTTAAATCAGTCATGCCCAATATGAACGATGTGATTAAACAAAACCCTGAACTCGTACAAAATATGATGTCTGCGGTTCAGAACACGGTTCCTAAATCACAACAACAATCTGGTGATACGACAGATGCAAACGGGCGACGCGAAATGCAAGGCCCAGGCCTAGACATATCAAGTCTCATGGGTAATATCATGATGCCACCAACACCACCAATGAGTACGACCAGTATACCGGCAAATATTAACGCACCCGGTGACGATGATATGGACGATGATATTTCGGATATTGCAGAGGCCGATATAGAAAATTCTAAGAATGAAAAGGACGATATGGATAGTGAAGTTCGTGAAGTTAAAGTTACCCAGACCAAATCAAAAAGAGGCGGTGGAAAAAAGAAAAAGTCGGTCGAAATTAATTTATAAATGATAGTATAAATGATAGGGT